CAGACGACCTTCTGTTCAAAATCGCGGAGAAGGCGAACCGTTTGATCCTCTCCACTCCGATCAACGCCTGGGAAGACCGGAACCCGGAACACTACTGGGCCTGGGATCGTGAGTATGTGGAAGACATGATCAAAGAGGCCGGATTTAGGAGCATGGAGGCTTTCTGCTGCTTGGACTGCAGGACAGATGGTGAAGGATATCTGTTTGGAATTTGGGGGTGCTCCAAGTGAGTGCACAATCGCCGGGATCTCCGGTCCAGACCAACGACAGCCGCGTGACTGATCCGCGAATCTCTGCGAGTGCTGCGGTTTACCACCAGACGACTGATCTGCAACGTCAGAAGGCCGAGGAGGCGTTGGCCCGGCGGCCATATGCGACAACGCGGCCGCCAGAGGACTCTGCGCAGTCACAGATTGCGAAGGAGTACAACTGATGCAGGCGTTGGTAACTGGTTCGGCTGGATTCGTTGGGCGGCACTTCTCCTGGGAGTTGATTCGCCGGGGCTGGACTGTCGTCGGTTGGGATATCACGCCGCATGTATTGGAGCCTTACACCAAGGCAGCGGAGATGAGTGGGGAGCTTGAAGGCCGCTTCCTGTGGGGCATGGGAGACATGGTCAGCGCGCTCCGGATGGATGACCTGGAGTATGCCCGGTTTGACCTGGTGGTGCATGCAGCTGCTATGTCTCCCAACCGGGTTGGGATCGACTACAAGCCGAAAAGCCATATTCACAACCGGATGTTGGATGCGGCGCTGTTTGAATGGGCAGTAGACAACAAGCAAAAGCATGTCATCTACCTGAGTTCTTGTGCGGTGCTCGACGAGACTCCGGATGACTACGGAATGGTCAAGCTAGCCGGAGAGCGCATGGCTCAACTCGCACGTAGAGAGGGGGTTGAGACAACGATTGTTCGGCCGTTCTCTGGCTATGGATCAGACCAAAGCTCCGCATTCCCGTTTGGAGCTTTCCTGGAACGTGCCGCCCGGAGAGATGACCCATTCGAGATCTGGAATGCGCATGCTGTACGCGACTTTATCCACATCGTTGATATGGTGCGGGGAGCGCTCGCTGTAGCCGATGCTGGAATCGAGGAGCCAGTGAGCCTTTGTACGGGTATCGGAACCTCGATGGCTGACCTGGCGACTTCGATCTGCTTCCGATTCGGCTATGTGCCGCTTCTCAACGCCCGTGCTGATGCTCCGGCTGGAGTGGATTATCGGGTGGGGGACCCAACTAAACTTCGTGAGGTCTACCAACCTTCGATCACGCTGCAGGAAGGCATCGCCCGTGCGATCCAGGATTGGATGGAGAAATCGGATGAGTAGGTTGTGGCATCACCATCCAGGCGTGCGCTCGGGGCATGAGCTGTCGATTGGCGAGAAAGCTGCCGATCGTATGCGCAATAGCATGGGCTCCTGGACATTCGTATTCTCTGCTTTGGCGTTTCTCGGCCTTTGGATGTTCACCATCCCGGGCCGGACGTTCGACCACTACCCGTTTGTGTTGCTGAATCTGGTTCTCTCCTGCCTCGCAGCCTTGCAAGGTGCCATCCTCCTCGTGGCGGCCAAACGAGGGGAGCAGATCCAGGCAGAGTTGGCCATGCACCACTATCAAGAGACCTCTCAGCACGAAGACATACTGAAGGCTATCAAGAGCCTGCTGGAGCAGAATACGGCGCTTACAGAGCAGATTGCACAGCTGCGGAAGGAGTCCTGAGGTGTCGCTAACTGATGGCGCCGAGAACCGCACGCTGGACTGGTTGTTCGGACACTCGACTACTGCCCCAACAACCCCGATGAAGCTTGCTCTCATGACGGTTAATGGGAATGACGCTTCTGCTGGGACCGAAGTAGAGGGCGGGTCGTACGCGCGGCAGACCATAACGACTTCCACAGCTGCTAGCGGGCAGATGAGCAATGACGCTGATATCACCTTCGCTGGAATGCCAGCTTGTACAGTTGTTGGATTCGAGATCTACGACTCTGCTGGAACGCCATTTCGTTGGTGGTGGGGAGCAGCTTCAGCAAACGTCGCAGTAACGGCTGGGGCTAGCTATGTCGTGTCGGCCGGTGCGCTGGTGCTGACGGGAGACTAAGCAGATATGCCAACAAAGGTCGACTCCGACTTTGTGCTATCGGCTGGGGCCGACCAGACGACTTTGACAACTAAGTCTTTCACAGTACAGAACAATGACGTCATTATTGTCAAGGCAACAACCTGGCAAACTGATGTTGGTATGGGGACTCCGACCGGAGGCTCCCAGTCTTACAGCAAGTATGTGGAAGCAGCACCAGGTGGATTCTCCGGCTATGCTGTAATTTATGGCGCTACCGTCTCGGGCTCTCCGGCGCCATTCACCATTAGTAGCTCACCAACGGTTGCAACCAATACCCGCCATACACTTTGCGTTGAGATATGGCGCGGCGCAAAGTTGGCTGTATCTCCAGCAGTCAATGGAACCTTACATGGAACAGGCGACTTCTCGACTCCGCTGGTGACGACGCTGAGTGGGTCGGTGATATCCTGGTGCATGTGCGAGGAGAAAAGCATAGATCCATCAACTCGGCAGTACCTCCTTGGTGATACTGAGGATGGAATCTATGATGGTCACGTAGGTAGCAACAGCGTCCAGTACTTCGCCTATGCAGCAGTTGGTGCGGCTGGGTCATACAACTTTGGTCTGCTTGCTCCTACAGGCTTGAACTGGACTGCAGCGGCTATCGAGATCCAGAATGGGGTTGTAAACGGATCAGGGACAATCCCGTTTGTTACCACAGGATCTATGACTGGGGTTGTTGTATTCAACGGCTCTGCAACGATCCCATTCACCACCACTGCCTCTCTGGCAGTTAGCACAAGCTCTCCTGGGCCTAGGATTACCCAACGCACTGATTACGCGAGGATATCCAGGCATAGCAATCCTGGTCACATCACGAAGAGCACCGACTGGGGGAGAGCTTCTTGATAATCAAGGATGTAGGAGACCGGGCTAACATCCGGTACCTTGCGTACAGCGCTGATGGTGTCTTGACGGATGCTACGGTGGCGCTCGCGGTTACTTCTCCGTCGGGTGTAGTTACCAACCCGACCGTGACGCATACCGCCACCGGCACATATGATGCGACATTCGATATCACCGCAGCCGGAAAGTGGCGATGGACATGGACTGTTTCCGGTGCTATCGTTGATGTTGCTGATGATGAGCTTGATGCAGAGAATCCAGCACCGAGTCTTTACGCCTCCTTGGCTGAGCTGAAGACTGTGCTGCGGATTGCAACTTCTGATACCTCTGATGACGTTGAGCTGCTTGACCGTCTAGCAGCCGCACAAGAGCGTGTAAACACCGACTGTGGCCGCCCGTATGGGTTCGGCCTCGATACTGTTGCTAGCGCTCGGATCTACCGGCCACGTCACGAGGAATTGCTGTCAGTAGATGACATCGGCTCGACTACCGGATTGATCGTCGAGATCGGACGCGATACCACCTGGTCTCAGATCGACAGCAGCCTCTGGGACACGCTGCCAGAGAATGCGATGGCCAATGGACGAGCCATCGAGCAGATCCGACGTCTGGTAGGCCAATGGCCAATGTGGGGACTTCAGAGAATCCGCGTGACGGCTCAGTGGGGCTGGCCAAGGGTTCCAATCAGCATAAAGAATGCGACTCTGTTGCTGGCTGCTCGACTGTTTCGGCGCAAGGACTCCCCAGAGGGTGTGCGAGGCTTCTCGGACATGGGCGTTATCCGGGTGAGCCGGTATGACAGCGACTACGACAATCTTATTAGCGCATACATCAAGGATGCTCCGTGATGAAGAGGCAATCCAGTGGACGTTGAAGCTATACATGAAGGTCTGGCCACTGCTGCCAGGACGATATCTGGATTGCGTTGCTATGCCTCGCTTCCAGGAGCCATCAACCCGCCGGTATTCGCACCAACAGAGGTTGAGCTGGCTTACCACCAGACATTCAGCCCTGTAGGTGGCATGACTTCGGTAACCTTCTCTTGCGGCATCTTTACCTCGACTGGGGATACAGATGCCGGTCGCAAGCTGTTGATGGGATATCTCGCCGAGACCGGATCGAACTCATTGCTACAAGCAATCGAGACCGACAAGACGCTCGGAGGGACTTGTAAGACGCTGAAGGTGGTCCGGGCTCGTGGGGCTTACCGGTTGTACTTGATTGGCGATACCTACTACTTGGGCAGCGTACTCGATGTGGCGGTGTGGGCATGACGTTTAACCCGACTGTGCTGCTGGGTTGCAACATATACCTTGATGGCGCAGACCTAACCGGATTCAGCAACAAGGCCGAGTTCGGTGCGACCGCCAACAAGCTCACTCGCACCACCTTTGGTGATAGCGGATCCAACACCTACGTGGGCGGGCTGTTTGACGGCAAGGCAGACTGCGATGGATTCTTTCAGGCTGGAGACCTCTCTATGCCTGATGATGCTTGGTGGAATGCGCTTAGCTCTCCCAACATTGCGTTGACGATGCTCTCGGCGAGTACTGGAGCAGCAGGAGATCTGGCCTACCTAACCCGGGGGCAGGTTACCAGTTATCAACCTGGAGCGAAGGTTGGGGAACTTCTCGCCTGGTCTTCAAGCATGGCAACCAACTGGCCTGACGTCCGGGGGAAGATCCTCCACCCGCAAGGCACCGCGCGGACAGCGAGTGGTAACGGAACAGGAGTCCAGCTTGGTGCTGTCAGCGCCTCGCAGAGGATGTATGCCAATCTTCATGTCCTGTCTATCTCTGGCACGAGCACACCGACGATTACCGTCACGGTGCAATCAGATACAAGCAACGCCTTCTCCGCTCCAAATACCCGCATCAGCTTCAATGCTGCGACGGCACTTGGAGGTCAGACCGGTAGCGCGCTTGGCGCTATCACCGATACTTGGTGGCGGGTTACCTGGACGATCACCGGGGCAACACCAAGCTTCTTGTTTGCTGTGTCGGCCGGCATCGGCCCCAAGTAAGGAGTTCTAGATGACCTTCAACCCAACGGTGCTGACTGACGCGTACATCAGCATCAACTCCAACGTCCTGTCAGACCACGGGAACAAGGTGGAGATCCCGGTCAAGGTCGAGGACAAGGATGCTACAACTTTCGGCCAGACCTGGCATGTCCGCCGGGGCGGGTTGAAGGATGGCAACCTGAACATCGACTTCGTGCAGGACTATGTTGCGGCGAACCTCGACGAGATCATGTGGGGCATCCTTGGAACTGTCGTGGCGTTTGAAATCCGGCCTACCTCCGGCGCTCGCTCGACGAGCAATGCTGCGTACACCGGCAACATCCTGATCGATCAGTGGACTCCGATCATCGGTAAGGTGGGAGATCTCGTGACGGTCAGTGTTGGGTTCCCGACCTCAGGCACAGTACTGCGACAGACCTCGTAGCCAGCAATGATCGAACTGACGGTTGACCAGAGCAAGCTGGTAAAGCTCTCCAAGCTGATGAGGGCCGAGGCAAATAAGGCCGCTCTCAAGGCTGAGTTGATAACGGCTTTCCGCGCAGCGGTTGAGCCGGGCATCAATGAGGTGAAGAGCAAGCTTCAGGGTATGCCAGCGAATGGCACCGTCAGCAAGCCGGCTCTGGGCTCTTATCTTGCGTCGAGAGTCAAGCTGTCGGTGCGGTTGAGCGGTCGACGGGCAGGGGTGTTCATCCGGATTCCATTCACCCCAAACATCCGAGGGTTCAAACTCGCTGCCCGTCGACTCAATAGGGATACATGGCGTCACCCAGTGTATGGTAACAAACAGATCTGGGTGGAGCAGGAGTCCCCCATCCCGGGGTACTTCGATGAAGCTCTGATTAAGTACAAGGAAGAGTACCGAGCGGCAGTGATCGCTGCTTGTCGCCGCTTGGCCATGCGACTAGGGCAAAGGTTGTAAACAGGGATGTACCTCACTTACCAGCCAGAGGGCAACGAACCGGAAGAGTTCATCTTCAACCCCAACGACTTCAACACGTTCGACTCCGAGGCTGTGGAGTCGGCTACAGGTTGGACCTGGGATGAGTTCCTGATGAACCTTCGCAAGGGATCGGTGAAGGCTCGCCGGACGCTGCTGTGGACGTTCCTACGTCGAGTCCATCGAGGGCTTCAGCTGCGTGATGTCCAGTTCAAGAACAGCGAAGTCAAGCTGGAATACGACCAGGAAGAGATGCGGGAGATCGTCCAGAGCGTCAAGGAAGCGCCAGAGCAGCCTGGCGTGGACAAGGAAACGCTTCTGGCGGGTCTGGAGCACGAAATCGCCAAGGCTCGCCCGGCACCCGGAGGCGAGGGAAAAGCGCAAGGCGCGAGCGCAGACTGAGATACATGTTCGCGCTTGCTCAGCAAGGGATTGACCCAGTTGTTCAAAGACAGTTGACGGTGCAGGAGTTGGATTACTGCATAGCTGGGGTGGACAAAGTTATAGAAGAGAACAACAAGAGATAGAGAGGCTCAGGTCATGACCGATACTGCCGTAATCTTCGACATCATCGGTCGCGACTTGACCTCTGCGGCAATTGGATCAGCTAGTAGTGCTTTCTACAAGTTCTCTGCCGCTCTCTCAATTGGTGCTGCTGTAGCTGGAGCGAAGTTCGTTGATATGGCAGCAAACTTTCAGCAGGGAATGACTCGTCTTAAGACCGGAGCAGGCGAGGTCGACTCAAACATGAAGATTGTCAGCGATGGCATTCTTCAAATGGCTGGACAAGTTGGAGAGAAGACTCAAGACCTACTCAAGGGCATGTACCTGATCGAGTCTGCTGGATTTCACGGGGCGCAGGGTCTGAATGTTTTGAAGGTTGCAGCCGAGGGCGCCAAGGTCGGCAACGCTGATATGGCTACTGTGGCGGATGCTGTCACGACCGCGCTCAATGCTTACCACATGGGGGCAGATCAGGCCGCTGCAGCCACAAATGCGCTTATTGCAGCCGAGGGTCAGGGGAAGACCAACCTTGAGGCTCTCAGTGGCTCTCTGTCAACTGTAGCACCCATTGCATCCCTAGCGGGTGTCAAGCTCAATGAAGTTCTGGGCGCCATGGCCACGATGACTGGGCAAGGTACGGATGCGGCGAGCGCTGCGACCTATCTGAAGCAAACGATTGGCCAGCTGTCGAATCCAACTGCGAAGGCTCGCGCTGAGATGGAGGCGCTTGGCCTGAATGCGACAACGGTATCGATGAACCTCGGCAAGAACGGTCTAGCTAGCACGCTTCAGATGATAACTGATGCTATCCAAAGAAAGATGGGACCGGCAGGTACGGTTCTGATCGAACAGCTGCGGAAAGCATCAGGGGATGCCAATAAATTCCAACAGATCCTGGCTAACCTTCCTCCCACACAGCAGACCTTCATCGGAGCGCTCGCGACGATGACTGGTGGAACAAAGTCAATGCAAGCTGCGCTGGAGCTAACTGGCGCCAACATGGAAGTATTCCAGCACAACACAGATGTAATCAATGAGAAGGTGAAAGCCGGCGGTCAGACCATCGAGGGCTGGGCTGATGTACAGAAGAACTTCAATCAGCGCATGTCTGAGGCTAAGGGATCTGTTGAAGCGCTTGGTATTCAGATTGGCCAAGCTCTGCTTCCCAAGGTACAACTTGTGCTTGATGCAATTACGATGTTGGTTGGTTGGCTCGCTAAGCACAAAGAGGTAGCTAGTGCACTCGCCATTGTCATCGGCACGCTGGCAACAACCTTCGTGGCTTGGAAGGTGGGGATGCTTGCCTATGAAGGTGTGCTGAAGGCCATCATGGTTGCTACCAAACTCTGGACGGCTGCACAATGGTTGCTCAACCTAGCCATGGATGCCAACCCGGTCGGCTTGATTGTCATAGCAATAGCAGCCATCGCTGCTGGGGTGTACCTATTGTGGACTAATAGCAAGGGCTTCCGCGACTTCTTCATCGGACTTTGGGGTGACATCTGGGGCTTCCTCAAGGCTGTAGGAGCCTGGTTCGCTGGACCATTCGCCAACTTCTTTGTGAAGGTTGGGAAGGACATCGCCGCGCCATTCATATGGTTGTGGCACAACATTTTGTATCCAATTTGGCAGGCCTTCATCCTCACCATGCGCGTCGTCATGCAGATTGTTACATCCTTCCGCAATCTGTTCCTCGACATCGCATATGATGTGTTCAAGCCGATCTGGGACAACGTCTTGAAGCCATTCTTCAACGGCGTGAAGATTGAGTTTGAATTCATATGGCACAATGTTTTGCTACCGGCCGGTCAAGCATTCATGTTGGTACTACACGCCATCGGTGATGTGTTCTCCTGGTTGTGGCACAACGCCATTGAGCCATGGGCGCATGGCGTAGGTGTAGTCATCCATGGTGTGATTGAGTTCATCCACTCTCGGTTCGACGCGTTGATGGATAAGGTCCATGCCGTCGGCAAGGTGTTCTCTGATGTGTTCTCTGCCATCGGAGGCTTTATCTCCTCGGCCTTCCATGACGCGGTCTCGACGGTGAAGAGTGCTATCAACGGTGTAATCCGCATTGTCAACTCCGCAATTGGATTCATCAACAGCAACGTGATCGACCAAGCCAATCAGCTTCCGGGCGTCAACTTCCCACACCTGCCGACGATTCCATACCTAGCCTCAGGCGGGTACATCGGCCAGGGCGGGTTGGCTGTAGTTGGCGAGCGTGGCCCAGAGGTTGTCTCCCTGCCTACCGGAGCAACCGTCTACCCCAATGGCTCCTCGCCAACAGGAGGGGCGGCAAACATGGACTTCTCGGGGGACCTCGATGGAGCTTTCGCAACGCTCTTCAAGAGCTTGGTGCGGAGAGGCAAGATAACATTCTATGACTCCTCGGGCAAGAAGTTGACCGTAGCATAGAGAAAGGCGAGGCCGACAAGATGCACAGGTACAAGTGCTGGAATGCTCCGATGCCGACCACGGCGGCCATCGCCAAGGTAACCACAGGCACCAGCATCAAGACGATGCTGCAGATTGCTACTCCTAGCACACGACAGATCCAGATTCTCTCTTGGGGTTACAGCCTGGACGCGGTGCCCGGATCGACCGGCGGCATCATCGAGTTGATCCAAACTGATGTTGGTGCCACTGTAACTGCGCATGTGGCATCTGGGGTCCAGCCGTTGGATCCCAATGCTCCTGCATCCCTCATGACGCTTGGGACAGGAGCTACTGGTTACAACGCAACCGTTGAGGGCAGCATCACAGCAACACGATCCTTCGACACCGATCAGATCCCGCCCACGGCCGGGGCGGCATCGATGAACTACGACTACCAGTTCACACCAGCGGAGCGCCCGATTGTCGCGGTGTCAAAGTTTGTCCGGGTCCGAGTCACTTTCGCGGCGGCCGTCAATATGCTGTGCTGGGTATGCTGGGACGAGTGAGCTGTGGTTATTGCTGCTCTTTGGGATGAGTTCCTGGACGAGGATCCATATGGCGATCCAATAGGCTCCACACAACCAAGGGGTGCTTCATCGCCCCCAGGAGGAATCCCTTTTCTGCAAGACGTTTTGACCAATGCCTTCATCATCGTGGAGGTTGCGTTTGGAGCCAACATAAACTCCAGTGAGCCTCAATTTTGGAACTGGTATGAAATCACAACTGATGTGCGGCAAGCTGATGGCGGCGGAATAGGAATCACTGTCGGCAGCTCAGATGAAAGTTCTCAAGCATCCCCAGCAAGTTGCAACTTTTCTTTGGATAACACTAGCGGCAATTATTCTCCCTACAATCCAGCGAGCAAGTGGTGGCCTAACGTAGTTCGGAATACACCGGTTCGTGTTCGCTTGTACATCAATGGAACATATTACACGCGTTTTCAGGGTCAGATAAATGGCTGGATTCCTAGTTGGGATACATCCTGCAATCTTGCTGTCATAACAATGTCGGCCTCAGGAAAGCTACGTCAGCTTCAGCAAGGCAAGACCCCATTGCGCTCTCCGCTGTATCGTGCAATAACGCAATCTTCACCAGCGGCGTACTGGTCGCTTGAGGATGGCTCTAGCGCAACCCAAGCGGCATCCGGATTGCCCGGCGGCACACCCCTTGTGGTAGGAAGTTCAGCACCAAAATTCGGCAGCAAGGCCATGACTGGATCTGCGCCAGTGGTCGACTTCTCTGGCGGTGGCCAAATCGCCGCTAGCATAGCCACAACTTCATCTACATCGTGGCGACTGGAGTTCGAAGCAATTTTCCCCACCGGACAGACCGGATCACCCAGCCTTAAGGTGGTAACTTGGTACACACAGGGATCTGCCAATGAGTGGTGGATTGGTGTGACATCCTTTTCCGGCAGCCCTGTACTGGAATTGGGGTTTACCACTAACGCAGGTTTGTTTGAGGATATATTCACTGCTCTGACATCCATATTCGACGGGAATACACACCAGATTCGGGTGGATGCATCCCAGTCTGGAAGCAACATCAAGACAGTAACTACTGTCGATGGGATAATTGCCGACACATACAGTGCGGCTGTTGGAACCCTGGGGCCGATCACCGGTGTTGCCCTGAATTCAGAAGGCAGCACCTCGACACTTCTTCCGGCGATTGGTCATCTGTCGATTTGGGCGCCCTATTCCTCTTCAGTGAACACAACAACGGCCGCCACAGGTTGGCTTGGAGAGACCGCATCGGCTCGACTAGTGCGACTCTGCAATGAGGAGGGGGTGACAATTGCGATATCTGGAGTTTCTGATACCGCAATGGGATCACAGACTGTAGACACTTTCGAGAACTTGCTCCGCGAGTGCGAGACAACAGATGATGGTCTTTTGTATGACGGTTTTGGACCTGGACTGAGCTTTGCTACTCGGCAATTCCGCTACAACGCCGTAGCAATGCTTAATCCGGATGTATCGCTTGGTCAGGTGGATGACCCATTCGAGCCAGTGGACGACGATCAGCGAAATCGGAATCTGGTGACGGTCAATCGCAAGAATGGGTCATCAGCAATCGTTGAGCAGACTACGGGATCGCTTGGCACTGACGCTATTGGAATATATGACACCTCCGTTACGGTGAACACAAAGGATGATTCCAACTTGTCGTTTCGGGCTGGTTGGGAGGTGCGAAAAGGTATCGCAGAGGGCTTCCGCTATCCAACATTGAATCTGAACCTTGCCGCTACACCAATTATTATTCCTGCTTGGCTTGCCACGCCCCTATCAGGACGAATTGATGTGATGAATGTTAGCAGCAAGGCCATCCAGCACCCTCCCGGCACGGTCTCGCTGTTAGCCGAGGGATACACTGAGACCTTGACGCCGTTCGATTGGGATGTCACAATTAACTGTTCTCCATACGATCCGTGGCGGGTGGCCCTTATTGAGGGCAGCGGCGACAATGCCTGGAGGGTTGATGCCGGTAGCTCGACGTTGGTTAACCCTGCGCTAGTTGGAGACACCAGCATCACGGTCCAGACGACTGATGGCCTATTTTGGTCTACCTCGGCCGGAGACTACCCACGTACTATCTCCGTAGGAGGGGTCCAGGTGACCGTTACTGCTGTGGGAGCGGCCAGTGGATCCAATCAAACGTTTACTGTCGATGCGCTTCAGTATGCCTTGCCGGCAGGCTCGACAGTAGCGCTTTGGCACCCTCCGGCCATAGCCTTGTAGAACGGAGCCTGATGTCTGCTACTTTGCCAACCAACTGGCTGCCGAATCACACACCAACTGCTGCTGAATTGGCACAAGTCCTCAATGCAATAACTCGGATAACAAACATTGGTGTGATGTCTGCTATTGGGACCGCAAGCATTTCAGCATCTGGATCGGCATCATATGTTGATATAACCGGCACTAGCCTTTCTTGGTCGAAGAGTGCCGATTCATCAGGATCTGACATCTTGGTACTGGTAGCGATGTCGGGATTCCCGAACACCAGCGCCAGCACATTCACGGTGGGCATTAACATTGGCGGCACTGATTATGATGTCATCAATTTCCAGCCGAACCCAGCCAGCACCCGTAGCTGGTTTGTTGGCTTTCGTGCCATCACCGGCGTAGGCGTCGGCTCCTACACGCCGAAACTACGGTTGAAGCGCACAGCTGGAACGGGAACGCTTACCTTGGATACTAACGACAACGCTAGCTTTGTGATTGGAGAATTGCCCAAGTAGATGAAAGCACTTACAAGGAGGAGAGTCGGAAAGTGCTTGTAGATTACGCATTCTCGCATCCATCGCCAGCAGCCTTGAAGGCAGCTGGAGCTACGGGTGTGATGAGGTATCTGTCCTATAAAGATCCAACAACGATGCCGAAGATTATTACGGCATCTGAGTTTGCTGCGCTTCGTGCAGCTGGACTCTCGATAACTCTTAACTGGGAATATGACGCGAGGGACCTAGTCAACTCAGGCTTCAATGCGACAGACGCAGCACATGAAGCTTTGCGCCAGGCAAACGCACTTCCCTATCCAGACTTCCGCGTAATCTATTGGTCAGCAGACTTTGATGTTCAGGCGTCTGACTGGGCCTTGATGGCCTCTCGACTCCGGGCTATCGCAGCAGTCATCGGCCTTAACCGCGTGGGCTTGTATGCCCCGTACGATGCGCTGTCATGGGCTGCGCGCGATGGAGTAGCTACCTGGTTCTGGCAGGCCGGCATGTCGACGGATTGGTCTGGCGGTAGAAATGCGCAGCTTTGGCCTGGGGCGCACCTGCGACAGCGTCTCCAGGTAACCATCGACGGTGCTGATTGTGATGCAAACGATATCATTCGATCAGATTACGGACAAGGAGGAGGAAGCATGGAGCAAGGAGACATCATCCAGGCTTGGGCTGGGAAAGCCCGCCCAATCTCAATTGGCGCATTCTTCGGCGATGTGGAGAATGTGCGCGACTACCTGGTATCCAAGCCGGGAGATCCGCTAGTGGTGCAGCCGGATCCGCAGTCGCGGCTGGAGATTCTCACCCGTGCCGCACAACAGATTCTGGCAAACCAGCCTACGCCAGTTGCCATCACCGATGCACAGTTGGCTGCTCTTGAAGGTCAAGTAGTTGCTGCGCTTAGTGGCAAGATGGATGCTTTGAGCAGCAAGGTCGATCAGGTATTGGCGCATTTGGCTGCTGCTGGTCACGCGCTCGATTCTTGATCTTTGTCTGTAGCCACCCCTGCAAGGAGTCGATACCGTGCCCTGGGCGACCACCTGGATTGCTGTTGGATCATTAGCTGCTGTTGCGGCATTGATCCTTTCTGTGATGGTCCGGATTCTGACACATGTAACGAGACAGAACGACCGGCAGATCCAGCTTCAAACAGAGCAGCAAGAGCGTGACGACATGTTCAAAACGGATTGGTATGGGAAGCCGGCTAGACCCGGTGTCCCCCCAACGCCTGGGGTGATGGAACGGTTGGCCAAAATAGAGAACAACACGTCAAGCCTCCCCGATCGAGTCACCAAGCTGGAGGTTGGATTGGATGCATCGCTGAAGGTCCATGAGCTGCTGACTGATCGGCAGAATCTGCTCCAGGCCCGGCATGAACATCTGGAGCGTCGAGTCGATGATCATCTGCGGGTGAACGACTCAGGAGGCAAGGGCGAATGACGGATCTCAACGGACTACAGCCGGGCGATGTCATGGCCGTGACGGGAAAGCCTTGGTATGACCCATTCTCCATGGCTATCCGTGCAGCCGCACTCTTCTCCGGACATCCAACCTGGATCAACCACATCGTTGTGTTCCACCACATCGATGCCGCTGGAGTTCCTTGGGGCATTGAGGGTCGGCCAGGCGGTGTTGGTTGGGCAGACCTCCGGCAGTACGACAACCGTTGGCTCCGCAGCAATCGCCAGGAGATCAAGACGGCAGATCAACGTGGCGAGATCTGTGCCCGCATGGAGAAGCTATTGGGTGTGGGCTACGATTGGGCTGCAATCGTTGAGGACGGTCTGATCGACCTAGGCCACCCAACCCTCAGTCCATTCCCGCAGGCGAGGAATCCCGGCAACGTCCCGCAGCATGTCGTCTGCTCCTCGGCGGCTGCCTGGGCATATCAAGACCTCGGGCTTATGTACCCGAGTCTCACCTATCGACTCTGCCAGCCGTACCACTGGTATGAGTTGTTCAAGAGCGAAGGATGGAGGTGAGCCGGATGGTTGACCAGAAGCTGCAACCCAATCCGGACAACAAGGAACCGCTGCGAGGTCCGGGGGTGATTGTCTCAGGAGCCAGCGTCGTTCTCGGCCTTCTGGTGACGCTCGGCTTCAAGATCTCTCCGGCAACTCAGGTCCAGATCCTGACTGTGTTGGCTACAGCGACTCCGCTTCTGATGTGGGCCTGGGGCCGGCGCAAGGTGTTCAGCCCAGCGACCGTTCACAAGATGCTGAGCGCTAGAGGAGGGAGCAAGTGACGACTTCTACCAACACTCAGATTGAGGGCCAGGGGCATACGATCACGCCACCGGCTGAGGTGACGCCGAACGTACCCCTGACCCAGCGTCAGGCTGTTGATGTCGTTGGGGCGGAATACGGCGCGTTGTGTGTCAACGCGGTGGATGACGCGATCAGTGCGCGAGGCAGTGACGCCGATCGGGCTGCCTCGATCCCCAGCGCTCACAGCTGATATGCGCTAGGAAAGCGCTATCCTGGACTGGTGCCCCCGGTTACTCCTTGGCCGGGGGCACCGCCATATCTGCTGAAAATTTTTGGAGAATATGACCAATCCTGCTTTACTTTTGGCCAATTGCTGATTAGACTTGGAGTTGTAAGGCGTTGAAGCGAAAACGCTCCGCCGACAGACTTCCAAGGGGATCGAAATGCAGACCTTCATCGTTCGTACCATCGTCAAGGCTTACTTCCTCGGCGCGCTGACCCTCTCCTTCATGCACATCGTGGAGGCAGCCAACAAGCTCCACACGACCGGCTGGCAGATCTGGTGCTGGCCGTTCATGATTGACGGGATCGCCGTCATCGGGATGGTCATGCGGAGCAAGAACTGGAGTAGCGCCACCAACAAGATCGGCTTCCGGGTGCAGCTGGGGGCGGGTACTCTCTCGCTCGCTGCCAACATCTACGCAGGCAACACAACCGGCGACCGGATGACCGGGATTGGTGCGGTAGCTCTCTTCCTCTTCGCCGAGTGGCTGAGTGACCACATGGAGACTCGGCAGGCCGAGACCAAGAAGATTGAGACTGCTGAGCTGGAGGCCATCGCCGCGCTGCCGTCGCCGGAGGAGTTGGCTGCGCAGGCTCGCAGCGAGCGCGCCAAGAAGGCTTGGGAGACTCGCCGCAAGAACGACGCCAAGAAGGCGCGCGAGCGTAAGGCTCAGGCTAAGGCGCTGGAGGCGCTTGTGGCGGCCTAGGTACCGGGAGCGAAGCAGCAGGGCCAGGAGGGCAGTCGACTCCTGGCCCTTTTACCAGGCGAAATGGCGAATGTGGCAGGGTCTGTAGGATCGGTTGCGTACAGGGGGTCGGCCAGTCTCTGGCCAAATGAGACCACTCAAACACAAGATCTGCTGTAGGGATTTTCTGCTGAAAAGAATCTTGTACAAATTTTTCTGAAGGGGTAGACGCTGGAGTTACACAGCCACTAGAGTCATTGTTGTAAGGCGCAGGGCAGGACGGGCCGGCGGACCGGCTAGCAGGAACCTTGAAAACTACATCGCAATTCGAGGTGGCGGAGTCGAACGGAGCAAGCAGAGCCTTCGGCAGCATAGCCAAGATAGCAGACCCGAGAACGGTCAGGCGAAAGCACGACGAGATGGCGGTTAGAACCGACCTAGCGTGTCTCAGCGGCTAGGGGTGCGAATCCCCACGCTACCAAGGCAACAAGCCCAGTAAAGAAGGGGATGGCAAAGAAGATGAAGTGTGGGCATTGCAAGGGACGGCACGACACGGTCGCAGAGGTTCGGGAATGCTCCGAGCAGGGAACTACCCAGGTACGGCGTGACGGTGGCGCTCCGTCGCTTACAACCAGCTACAACCGCGAGACGGCACGACGCGCATCCATCGCAGCGCTCCGGCCGAGGTCCGGCGGTAACGGGATGGTCAAGACCAGTCCGAATGGGATCTTGCAGCAGCTTGGTCGGATGTCCAGCCGAGAAGCTGATCTGGCGATGGCTGAGGCCGAGCAGGAGCGCGAGCGTGCAGAAGACCAGCGCGGGGCGGCCTACAAGGCAGCCCGAGATGAGAAAGCGCTCGCCGGATACCGGCCACGAAACCTCGACGAGCAGCGCACGCTGCAGCAGTACACCGGCGGCAACAAGCAGTCGCCGGTCACCCGAACCACAACCGGCTTCCCGGACGTTCCGGAAGGGCACTACGCGCTGGAGATCGACGGCGCGGTCAAGTTCTACAAGGTCGACAAGCCCACCGAGGCCCGTTGGGCGGGTTGGGTCTTCCTCTCTGCGCAGGCCAGCGATGACCTCCACCCGATCAAGAACCGCGAGCACAAGGAGCGGATCTTGCGGGCCATCGCGGAGGATGTCGAAGGCGCGATGACGCGGTATGGCCAGGAGATCGGTCGCTGCGGCAAGTGTCACCGGACGTTGACTGACGAGACCTCCCGCGCGTACGGAATCGGGCCGGACTGCCGGGGCAAGCTGGGATTCTGACGGGCTTTGGGTGGTGCCCTTGTAACGTGGGCGAGGGCACCGCCAATGGCCAATCAGGGGAGAAGGGCATGAAGACTTACGAGGAGCACGTCATCGACCACTACGATGACGACCACGAAGGCCGGATCAACCGAGCCGGCACGGTCCTGCGGACCGGAGCCACGATCTCGAACAAGGCACAGATCCTGGAGGACTTGTCGCGGTACAAGGAGGAGATCGACGAGTGCCAGGTGTGCCACCCGGAGTTGAAAAATTTCTGAACAAATGTCTGGATGGGGGTAGACTGTACAACGATCCCCAGGTTAGACTTGTAGTGTAAGCAGGTGACAGGGAAAACCGAGAAGGGGAGATCGAAATGAGCAGCAAGCGTTGCGAGATGGAGTGCGGTCGGCCGGCTAGCAGTGACTCGCCGGAGGGTCGGATCTGCCAGATTTGTCTGACCGAGGCCGAGTGGGAGAACATCCACAGCGACAACGGCCACGAGGGGATCGAGAGCTTGACAAAGGCCGAGACCAACTTCAAGACCGTCAAGGCTTTCAACGCCTTTGTTGCCGAGACCAAGGCCGAGACCGAGCAGTGCTGGGTTTGCCACCCGGAGCTTAACGAAGCCAAGAAGGCGTACACCCCGCGCACCGGAACCTCCCGGGAGGGCATCCGGCTCACGGTTCCGCCGAAGGCCGACCCGAAGACCAAGGCTCTCACGGTCGCGGAGAAGATTGAGGGCCAGTACTTCGAGAAGGGTTCCGTCAAGGTTCGCACCGTCAAGGGAGTCACCACCCTCACCGCAGGCGACGTCAAGCTGGTGTGGGATGTCCGGGGACGGTTCGTCTCGGCCGGTTCGCTGGTCAACGGCAAGAAGGTCCGGAACGTCTCAGAGGCACTGCGGGTCCTGGGCTCCTGACGCCGGAGGGCGGGGCACCTCTCCGGAGGTGCCCGGCCCAGGTAAGTCAGTGGCGAGAAGGGGAGAGACCGTGAATAAGAATTGCCCTTGGTGCGGGGTGAATTTCGGTGATCATCCGGGCATCAAGACAAGAGTCTGGGATGGAAAAACTCAGTGTTCCAATTTCCGATCTTGTGAAAATCGCCGGATGAGGAGGGAGGTTATAGATCGGCCATACGGAGTCGACGCGTGCGACGACTGTGCCGGAGAGATCCTGGAATCAACAGAGATTATCGAGACTGAGCAGGGAGTCTTCTGCTCGGAGGAGTGTGCCGAGCGAGTGCGTGTTGACGCAGAGAGGTTTGAGCCGTGACCAAGACGGATGAGATCCACTTTGTGGTTGCGCTGGTTGTGCTGGGGATCTTGCTCTGGCTCATCAACAAGTTCCGAGCCTGAAAAAATCTTGCCGAAGATGGGCAGATATGTAGACTTTTGCCCATCTAGTGGCTAGACTTGTAGATGTAAGGCAGGGACGGAGAAGGGGATCGAGATGTTCAACCGGGATGAGTACCTCAAGACCTCCGAGTTCAAGGTGGGCGACATCGTCACCCCGCGCGAGACCAAGGGAAACGCCGCGAAGATCGATTTCCACGAGAAGATGACCGGCCACACCTCGGCCCTTCGGCCCGGAACTATCGGCATCGTCGAGAGCGTTTACCTGGTGTGGCCTTCGAGCCGGATAGCCCGCGTCGGTAACAAGCCGAAGATCGTCTATGTGATCTCGTGGGAGGCCGAGAACGGCACCACTAAGACTTCGCACCGCGTCTCCAAGTCCGCCATCAAGATCGTCAAGTGAAGGAAGATCGAGATGGATACCAGCCCGGCGCGAGTGGCCGCAATGATCAAAGATCGAGTCACCGCCGAGTACAACAAGATCGAGTTCGGTCGGATGCCGGAAGGCAATTCCCGAATTGTCGCCTTCGACATGCGGCTGCCTAATGGCCAGATCTTCACCGTTCGGATTGAGGAGCAGTACTGATATGGAGCGCAAGATCGAGGTCCGCAGGACTGACCCATTGTCGCTGACGGCGGAAGAGTTCCCATACGAACTTCGCGTCAACGATGGCCACCGGACGCACATGATCGGCTTCACCGAGGCTGAGCTGGATGAGATCCGGCGGCAAGCCTTCGACCTGACGAAGGGCTGAGGAAAATCTTGTACAAAGTTGCGCAGATTGCTAGACTTTTGTACAAATGCTGACTAGGCTTGCTCTTGTAAGCAACAGCGAGAAGGGGATCGAAAATGGCCAGGAACATGGAAGACATGCTGACGATGATCGCCGCACTCGTCGCCAATGCGGATGATGAGCGCTTGGGCGAGGCAACCCGCGCAGCGTACCGGGAGAAGGCCGAGAGCTTGATGCGCAAGTACCGCATCGAGGAGGAAAGCCTCATCGCGTCCGACCCGGGCAGCATCGAGCCCACCATGTTCGAGGTGGAAGTCAGTTCCCTCGACTCTTCTTTCCACGAGTACCACGAGGCGCTGTGGTACTATGTCGCACAGCACTGCGGCATCCGGTACGCGTACCGGTGGGACTCCGCGCGTCGCGGGTACTTGGCCCAGGCAGTTGGTTACGAGACGGACCTGCGTTACGCGTCGTTCTTGTTCCAGTCGGCCAAGCTGATGATGATCGCCAAGCTGGAGCCGAAGGTCGACCCCAAGCTCTCCGACAAGGAGAACATCTACCGGCTCCGGTCGGCGGGTATCGACCGGCAGACGATCGCCGAGCAGGTGTTCGGCAAGCGGGGCCACGCCGAGGGGCTGAAGGTCGGCCAGATTTACAAGGAAGCCTGCGCCGAGAAGGGCGAAGAGGCTGCGGTGTCGGGCCGGAACGTCAATGCCAAGACCTATCGGATCGCATACGCGCAGGAGTTTACCCGCCGATTCGCGCAGCGACTCCGCGACGCTCGGGATGCGGCGGATGCGATCGGTGGCGTCATCGAGTTGGCCGGTCGGCAGGAGCGCGTGGATGAGGCATTCTACACCCGGTTCCCCAGCCAACGCCCCAAGCCGGCTAGCAACACCCCGCAGGCTCCAGCGAAGGGCCGGAAGAGTCGTGCGGTGAAGTCCTGGACCAAGAGTGATGAAGCGCGCTGGCAGCGGTTCAACAACAGCCCGGCTGCGGTGGCGGCGCATGAGGCAGGGCGTGCGGCTGCTGACTCCGTCCAGATCTCCCGGACCACTCCGCGCACTCAGCGCGTAGAGTCGCCTTCGGAGGCATATGGAAAGGAGATCGAGGGATGAACACGCGGTTGGGGATGCGGCTAATCGGACTGGTCGCAGCCCTGTTGATCGGGATGATATCAGCACTAGCAGCAACAAGGGATGTCTGGGAAATCCGCATGGCTGACGGAGGAGCCATGCTGTTCCTCGGCGGGATGTTCGCTGCATGGGTTGTATCATCGCTTGTGCTTGGATCTCGTCGATCGTCTGGTGTAACCGGACGCTCCCAGCGCAACGGCCAGTCTCTGACCAAATGAGGCCAGTCAAAGTCGTTGTAGCTTTTGCGGAGTCTACAAGGTAGTCTCAGCGTGATTGAGGAAGTTGTTGAGAAGGGGATCTGGAAATGGTTACCACAGTCAAGAGAGGGGCTGGCCGTCCGGCTGCTACCTCGCGCAAGGACAAGGCCGCGCAGCGCACGCCGCTACCGCCCAAGCCGGGCACGATCACGGATGAGATGCTGGAGCATGCGGCGCACATCGTGACGCTACAGGACAAGACGGCTGTACAACTCCGGGCGTACGCACGGGAGAAGGGGTACAAGATCCCGGGCCTGAGCAAGATGGCCAAGGATGATGTTCTGCGGGAGATCCTGGCCGCTGAGGACACCGAGGCTGAGAAGCCGGCCGAGGAGAAGCCGAAGACACAGCCCCGTCGTCCCATGGGTGATGCGAAAGCTACCGGACAAAGGCTGGAGGCTGCTGCCAAGGCTGTACAGGCGAAGGCTCCAAAGGCTATGCCGGCGAAGCAAGCTGAGAAGGTAGGCGGCAACACCAAGAGCGAACTAAAGGCCGCAGCTTTCGCGGAGGATGCCATCGCTCTGGGTTGGACTTGGGACATGGAGACCGAAGGCGAACTCACCAAGGTTGTGGTGCGACGTGGTGAGGAAACTTTGGAGATCTCCTGGCTGGGCGGGGTGTTCCAGGGCGAGACCTGCGTGTATCAGCACGCCGGCCGGACGGCCATCAAGGTCCACAACGCGAGTGCCGCCAAGAAGCGTATGGCGGTGCCGGCCGAGGCAGCCGAGCAGGAGGCCCGCAAGGTCGCCGCGCACAAGGCGCTCCGGGGTGGAGGTCGGCAGAAGTCCGACGCCAAGAAGTCGCTGAAGGCGCTGCCGTTCACCGAGGCATCGTTGGATCAGGAGGTCCTGGATGCCTTGTACGGCAGGCGGATCACCTGGCTCAACGGCACCTCGGATGCTGAGGAAAGCGACCGGGTGCCCAGCCCGCGCGAGGTCAAGAAGGCCGCCAATGCACCGAAGATCGGCGAGGGACCGCGTGGCCGCTTCATCACCTTCACCGGGCAGTCCGGCTTCCGGGATGTGCTGATCTCCTCGATCACCGAGGTTCGCTGAGATGATCCGGCTTGGGTCCCGTACCTTGCTTGCGATGTCGTGCTGGCGGTGCGGGACCCTCATGCCGGGCAAGGCATTCGGGCGCTACCCGAGAAGGCTAGACGACAAGAGACCATACATCGATCGGCGCTGCACCAACTGCAAATGGGGCGCTTCAGTGAAGGGAAAGCGCTATGCGTAGGCGAATCTACCGCAGACCTCGGGTGCTGCCGAAGGGTGCCGGAGCGGTACGCTGTGACGTGTGCGGAGCAGAGGCGAGGGCTGACGGGAAGGGCAGCCCAATCATCCTCTGGCATGCGCCTGGCTGCAAAGCTGAGGCTGAGTTCCGCCGAAAGATGGACGAGAAGAAGGCGAGCGAAGAGTGAGAGTCTACGCAACGGTTGTCGGCAACCGGATTCACGTACGTGCTGCGGGCGGGCTGTTCATCCGCGCGCTCCACGAGCGCGTACCCGGAGCCAACTGGAGCAAGGCAGCCAACGCATGGACTCTCCCGCTCAGCATGGACTCTGCGCGGGCAATTCGGGAAGCCTTCGGCGAGCGCTTGGAGATCCTGCCTCCGCTGTGGGAATGGGCGAAGGCAGCGGTACGAAAGGAGGAGAGTCTAGGCGCAATCGCCAGCAAGCTCTCCGGCGTGAAGCTTCATCAGGTGCCGGCGTTCCCTGCTCTCCACAGCCCCATCGCTAGCCGGCCCTACCAAGCCTCTGCAGCCCGTTTTGTGGCTGAGGGTAGGCGAGTGTTGATAGCGGACACTCCTGGCCTAGGCAAGACGCTAGAGGCCATTGCAGGGTGTATCGAGGCAGCAGCATATGCGGCTGGACCATACCTTGTTTGCGCTCCGCAGACCTCGCTGGATGTAGTCTGGCGACGGGAGATTGAGGCCAGGCTGCCGGACAACGCTGCGGCCTTCGTTGTCGATGGGGCGAAGGGCCAGCGTGACGCCATCCTTGCGGAGGCGTTGAACCCGGAGTGGGATCTCTCCACGACCTGGGTCATTATCAACATTGAGATGCTTCGAACGAAGAGTTGGTGGTGTTGCCCGGATTGCGGCCAGGAGTGGATCGCCAGCAGCAAACCTCGCTCCTCAATCATCAACTGCGGGCATGACCCCAAGAGAGCAACAACGCGACATGACCATAAGTACCCCCAGCTGTTCCAAGCGCCCTGGGGCGGGATCATCATGGACGAATGCCAGCGTTCTCTCATCCGTACCTCGGGCACCCCGACGCAGACGCGCGCAGGAGCCATGCAGTTGAAGGTGCGCGAGGAGGATGGAGTCAAGGTTGCCCTGTCTGGAACTCCGATGCGTGGGAAGGCATACCGGCTCTGGGGTGTGCTGAATTGGCTGCTTCCTGAGCTTTACACCGCTTTCTGGAGTTGGGTAGAACGGTACTGGCAGGTGGACCAAAGCTCCGGGTACCGCGAGATCGGCAGCCTTCGTGCCGATCGGGAACAGTTCTTGTCGAAGTCCCTTGATGGCGTTATGATCCGCCGCACAAAGCAGGAGGTATCGCCGGAGCTACCTCCCAAGGCTTACATGGGAAGTCCATTGGACCCGCACGACCCAGATTCTCCGGTTGCGGTATGGCTGAAAATGGGCAAGGAGCAGGAACGCGCCTACAAGGAGATGCAGAAGGAGGGCGCCGCAAAGGTCCTGGGCGGGACGCTGAATGCTGTTGGGATTCTTGCGGAACTAACTCGCATGAAGCAATTCGCCAGTTGCTATGGAGCCTTTACGCCAAATCGCATCAAGAAGACTGGCATAGACCGTCACGGCAATAAATGGCAGGCCGAAAGGGATGTCGATATGTTCCAGCCTGCCTTGCCTAGCAACAAGTTTGACTGGCTGGTACAGTTCCTCACTGAACGCAACATCATCGACCCTGATGATGTCCCCACCGGCAAAGTTGTTGTTGTCTCCCAGTTCACGCAGATCCTGGAACTCTTCGCAGGAGCTTTGGTCAAGCTCGGCGTTACTCCACTCTTCATCACCGGTAAGGTAACAGGGAAGCGTCGTCAGGAACAAGTGGATGCTTTCAATGATCCAAACTCCGGCTACAATGTGATGTTCTTGAATACTATGGCTGGTGGTGTGTCGATCACCCTCGATGCTGCTGATGACATGGTGTTCCTTGATGAAACGCATGTGCCAGACGACCAAGAGCAAGCTGAGGATCGCATAAACAACCGGAGGCCAGAGGAGAAGGTCGCAACCCGCCGCTACTGGTATTTGAAGAGTCTTGGGACGGTTGAGGTAGGCATAGCTGAGATCAACCAGCACCGTGACAAGGAGCAGAAGCAATTGCTTGATGGCCGTAGGGGAGTCGAGCAGATCCGTCAAGTGTTCAAGGAGTTTGTCAATGTCTGAGGTCCCTGAAGTTGTTGTGGCTCTCAAGTTTGAGGCCGAGAAGGTTCACAGCCGTCGATTCAAGGAGATCCCGGTTGGTGACAAGAATCGACTGGGGACGGTGTACGTTCCACGGGAAACTCTTGCAGCGATTGGGAATCCCGACAACATCGAGATTGTGATCCGGCCTCAACAGGACTAGCTTTTCAGCACTGCATTTCTCAGGTATGATCGACCAGTTGAGGGAATATGGACTCTGGTCGCCGAGGGCAAGGAGCATGATGGCGAAGCAAGAAGTGGTCGATGAGTACGACTACACGAAGTATCTGGACAAGGAACCGACTGACCTTCAAGAGCGGTTCGGAGCCTGGCTCATCGACAAGGTGGGTGTGAAGTTCGGCACCAAGAAGGAGGAAGCGGCATTCCTGGAGGGTGTCCGGCTGGCCACGGCGCTGCGGATGCCGTTCCAGCGCTCGCCGGAGAACCAGGAAGCCTCACCGATGGTGCGGGCCAACCGGACGGCTGCCGCCCCGAAGAAGTCGACAGCCAAGAAGTCCACTTCTCGTGCTGCGGATGCTGAGGAGGACGAGGAGGAGACCACTCCGAAGGCGCGCGGCAAGCGCTCGTTGCGGCGGGAGACCGAGGCTCCGGCCAAGCCGGTACGACGGCCGGCCAGGCGTCGGGCTGCGGCCTCGACGGAAGAGGCCGAGGAGGCAGAGGCTCCATTCTGATGCGACCCTGCTGGCCTCTTTTGCGGAGGAGAGAGCCGGGAACAAGCAGGACACCGCATCAGCCGGACCGGACGATGTCGAGGTGGGTCGATCCGGTCCGGCGCAAGGGGAGAACGGCTGGATGGCAGAGCACCACTCTCTTTCGATCAAGAGTGTAGGTCGGCAGGTTCAAATCCTGCTCTCCCCACGAGGTAAGGCTGAGCGAGCGTATCACTGAGTGTCGGATCACTACCAGCGATTGGGTTCGCAGTCAAAGAAGGCGCAAGCACGCTTTGACGGTATTCCAAACCAGGTGCTCTGTCGCGATGACCTCAGTCTTATCTTGAACGTCGGCAATTCGGCTCTGCTACTCCATTGTAAAGCGACTGCCCCGTGCCGCTCTCGGCCTTTCCCCGAGGGTTGGGAGGTCTGTTGCCGGGATGGGGTGAAACCGAACGAGGAAAGGGACTAGGCTGCTTCGACCCGTCGCCGAGCCAGAGTGCGGCAGCCGAACTGAGTGAAGCTAGACCGGTAGCAACCGCTGAAAGCGCCCAGCGGTCTTCCGGCGCGGTGAACCTGCTCAGAGTCCTTTCTCGTGTGGCTGGCAGGCTTCTGGAGAAGGTTCTTGAGATCCCCTTCTCACTTCTCCAGGAGTCCGCGAGTTACACGAGGTAGCTCAACAATCGAAGGGTATCCAGATGGCCGCCAAGACCGTGACGCAGGTGCTCTCCAACTACTTCAACGCGGGAGAGGGCAAGCGCTCCGCTTCGGAGTTCCTGAAGGAGTTGAAGGCCCTCACCCCGGAGGAGAAGCTGGAGTTGGCCGAGGGCGTGTGTGCGATCACCGGAGACACGATCAAGTAGGAGTTCAACTCATGGCGCACAAGGAAATCGGGGACATCGGAACATTCGGGGAAAGTGTCGAACAGCACCCATACCATCACGACTTCTACCGCTGCACCGATTACGTCTTGGACAAGAATTGTCGAGGGCGGGTGATCGAGGTCAAGCGCGTGGAGGAGTGTAAATTTTGCCCCACCAAGCGGATCACGATTATCGACACCAACGTCTGGGAGCGTAAGCGCAAACCGTACTACAAGTATGACAAGGGATTTACCATCAAGCGGGTGTCAGCCCGGACCTTTTTGATGAACAACTTCCTCTCTACAACCAACCTGTCGACTGACCTCTTCGGAGTCTGAGATGCCTCCGCGTCAAGTCATCCTCCGGAACTCCGAACGCAAGGACTTGAAGCGCTGTCCGTGGCGATGGTGGATGGCTTGGCGCGAAGGACTTCGTCCCATTGATGATGTGTCGGATGCGCTTTGGTTCGGTACGGGGGTGCACCTCGCGCTCGCAATCTGGTACTGCGGTCCTGGGTTGAAGCGCGGGGTGCATCCGGCCGAAACCTTCGACTCTTGGAGTGAAGGCGAACTACGATACATCAAGACCTCCAACCGTCTCGGCAATGGCGCAGAGTCCGTCATCGAGGAGAAGTTGGTGCCGGCCCGTGAGCTAGGGCTTGTCCTTCTCGACGAGTATGTGAAGCACTGGGGCAAGGACGACTCCTGGCACATCCTACAGCCAGAATTTACATTCCAGGTAGACATACTTGACCCGGACGACATTAAGACCGTTATGGCCATCCTAGCGGGCACATATGACTTGGTGTACAGAGATCTGACGGATGACTCGCTCTGGCTTGGAGAGCACAAGACCGCTAAGGCAGTTGTAACTGATCACCTACCGCTCGACGATCAGGCTGGCACATACTGGGCAGTCGCCAGCCAACACCTACAGCAGTCCAAGATGATCAAGAAGGGTGAACGTCTGCGCGGCATTCAGTACAACTTCCTTCGCAAGGCGCTGCCAGATACCCGCCCCAGGACGGCTGAGGGGCACTACACAAACAAGCCGACCCGGGCCCATTACATCGACGCGCTTGAAAACATCGATGGCTGGGAAATGCGAGACCTGCGCGGTAAAAAGCTTGACGAGTTGGAATCGATAGCTGCCGCCAATCATCTAACGGTCCTCGGGGAAGTCTCCAAGCAGCAGCCGCAACCGCTGTTTGTACGGCACGCGGTGAAGCGTACAGCGCGCGAGCGTCAGCAGCAGATCGCAAGGATTCAAGGCGAACTGCTGCACATGGAGGCTTATCGGAAGGGCTGGCTGCCTCTCATCAAACGTACAACCCGTGACTGCCAATGGGATTGCCCGTTCTACCACATGTGCCTACTTCATGAGGGCGGGAATGGTTGGGAGGAGTACCGTGATGCCATGTATCGGGTACAGGACCCATATGCCGATCACAGGAAGTCAACAGAGGAGTGAATGCAAATGTTCAGGGTTCCCAAGGATCTGGTGTGGCCAACTTTCGATGATGTGGCCAAGATCTCCTTCTGGCGCTGGCTGACTAGTAGCAAATCTGAACGGATTCAATGGAAGTCGCTGCGAAATCGCGCGGCGATGAATGCGAAGATCAACCAAGATGCCAAGGCGAGAGATTGGGTCAACCGGCAAAGGGAAAGGCGACAGCGAAGGTGAGGCTAGCCGATATTCTCATTGATGCCGCATATGCATGCATACCAACAGGTCTGTATCTTGTCGGGGAACGCCGCAAGCTCGGTTGGTCGGTTGGCCTTGTAGGGCAACTGCTTATGGTTGGATACGGAATCGCTTCCCGGCACCTCTGGATGGTGCTCATGCCTGCTGTGTGCGCCGCCATGCAGATCAGGCATTTGATCCTCTGGCGGCATGAGTCCTGGGGGAAACTTAAGCCTCCCAACAAGAGTGCAAAGAAGTCCGAAGGCGATGAGCCTGAAGTCCAGGCGCTACAACAACCTATCTGCCGCAGCATTGGCTATCAGACTACCAGACCAAGACAAAGGCCAACATCATGAGTGAATACCAGACAAGCAGAGTGTACGACCCGAGGCGTACGCGTAGGCGTCGCAGGATGGTTTGGATCGTCCTGGGACTTCTCTTCATCGGATCTGCATTGTGCTCGGTAGGGTTTGTGATGCTTGGCCTTTCATAGCTAGCAAAGGAAAGGAGGGGCAAGTGAGCGATTGGATTGATGGATTCTTCGAGTTCTAAGCCACACCCCCGACGACACCCCAAGGAGAAGTCATGAAAGTCAAGGTACACACCATCTCAGAACTGAAGTCTCCTGTGATGGGCAACACATTCCAGGGAGATCTGATCGCGTACAGCATCGATGAGAAGGGCCATCTGTCGATCGGTGTGCAAGATGTCAACGGCAATGAGGAGAACGGGGCTATCTTCGCATCTGGTTCCTGGCTCGCGGTGGAGCAGATCGAGGGCCCACGACCCGATATCCTCGCAGCAGCACGCGCTCGACAGGAAGAGGCCGAGAAGGCACGGCAGTTGGGCCGCTATCGGCCTCGGTGATGTACACTACATCATAGGGTCTATGATCTGCCTCGGGAAGACAAAAGACGGGATAGATAGAGGTGAGATCAACTGCCGCCGCGAAGATCAGTCACAAGCGCTCCGGCTAGGCGTGCGCTAGCTGAAGTTCCGCTGGAGGACTTCAACGAGTCAATCAACACAATGGTGTATGGGTTTCCGGGCTGCGGGAAGACAGTCCTGGGCGGGACGGCACCAAACTCTGTGTTCCTCGCCTGCGAGCCGGGCATCCGGGCTGCTGCCCGTGCCGGATCGAAGTCGAGCATGGTGCGGATTCAGACCGATCGGGATGCTTGGGATTGGTTGGAAGCAGCACAGAACGGGGACTACAGCCACCGCGAGTGGGTCATCATCGACACCACGACAACCTTGCAGAACAAGTTTATGCGAGGCGCACTGCGGGAGATGAAGGCGCGAAAGCCAGACCGGGATGAGGATTTGCCGGATAGGCCGGAGCATCAGCTATCGCAGAACCGATTGAAGCGTTGGGTTGAACAGGTTGTAGACCTTCCGCTGAACTGTCTCTTCCTCGCCCACGCGATGCGGGTTGAAGATCTCGACGGAGCAGCAATGATGCTGCCAACAATCCAAGGAGGCGCTGACAAAGGCTTTGTAGTTGCGCACTACGTCATGGCGCTCATGACATCCGTTGGATACATGGGAGTCCGCACAGGTCCCGACAAGCGCGAGCATCGCCGGATCGTTTGGCAGACAACGCATGACAAGGACAAGGACATCACCTACATCGCAAAGGATCAGTTGCGAGCCTTCGGGCGCTATACAGATGATGTCACCATGCCTGAGTTGATAGATATGATCGAGAAGCCAGTCACTCCGACTCGGCGACGGCAACGAGGAGAAGGCTAACCAATGGTCAAGAAGGTCAAGTGGAGCGTCACCGGCGCAGACCTCGACAATGTGGAGGAGGATGATTTCGAGCCCTATGATGGTCCGACTCCTCCCAAGGGCGTGTACCAAGGCCGAATCAAGTCAGCCAAGGTGACGGAGTCCAGTGCCGGCAACAACATGATCAAGGTGCTGATCATCGTCGACGGCAAGGCGTCCGGCAAGCCGAAGTACGACGGGGCACCCATCTGGGACAACGTGGTGGACACGCCGCAGACCGCATTCCGCGTAGCGCGCTTCCTCTCCGGCATCCAGGGAACCAAGCGGGACTGGGCCGCCACCACCGTCGATGAAGAGGGCAACATCATCAAGATGGGGCGCATCAAGGTGGTCGGTGCGCTCGTGCGATTCTCCACCAAGCTGGAGGAGTACGAAGGCGACCACAACGCGAAGATCGATCGGTACCTGCCGCCGAAGGATGAAGAGCCGGAGGATGAGGAGGAGTATGACGAAGATGATGAGGATGTAGAGGACGAGGAAGATGAGGAGGCCGAGGACGAGGAGGATGACGAAGAGGACGAGGACGACACACCGCCACCGCCCCGCAAGGCCGCCAAGAAGACTGCGAAGGCTGCTCCCGCGAAGAAGGCAGCCGCTACCAAGCGCGCACCGGCGCGGCGCAGCCGTAACGATGATGATGAGCCTCCTTTCTGACCATACTTCCGCGCAACCTACAAACCGCGTAGGCTTGTAGCCTGAGCGAAGGTTGCTAGAGGAGGTGAGATCATGAAGGACTTCACCTGGGGCTGAGGGGCAACAACGCCGGGCAAGGGGAGGCTCCGGCAACGGTAGAGAGCAGGGGTACGCGCCAGAGAGGCTGAAAGCAGTCTCTACACAACCAAGACCGTGCCCCTGCGCCGTTTTGCAGAAGGGGATAGCAACAAGATGTGCAAGGCAAAGGTTGTAGGCATCCGGTCCCGCTCGGGCGGGTTGCTTCACTACAATGTAACTTGTCCAGAGCACGGCCAGGTTGGCTCCGTCTGGATGCATGAGTCTGCGATGTCGCTCGGCAGGAAACATGTTACAGAGCAGCTTGTCAAGCTTGCTGGGAACAAGCTCAACACGCTATTCAGTAGCGCGAAGAGACGATTGGATGATCTGGTGCTCGGCGAGTCTCCGAAGATGACGCGGCAGTCGTTCCTAGACCCCCCGTTGAAGTTCATGGATTTGCCTTCGATGAGCTTTGGGTTCGATCGATCCCCGCTTACAGCCAAAAAGCAGATTATCGATCTAACCCCCGACAAAATCCATGCGATTCTTCACAACGCGGTGCCGAACCTCCCGCACAAACTTCCTGACGGCATCTGCCCGACTTGCGGCTGCAGTTGGTTCGGGAACAAGCCGTGACCAAGGTCCAGCCGGAGGAGGTGATGACGGATGAGCAGTTCCGACTCCACCTTGAGAGGCGCCATCTACCGGCTGGCGACTGGAGCAGTCTCACTGGATTCCACCCAGGCCAAAACTTTTCTGTCAATCGATCAACCCATGCGGCTTACCACCGACGCCTCCATAGGGAGTATGACTATGACCACCGACACGCCTGAGTCGAACGTTCCAGAGAGCCTGGATGATCCGGAAGTCCGTGCGGGGTATGCGGGTCGACTATTCGACGTTCCGCCGGAGCTTGTCCGGTCTCCTCGCCAGAAGGATGATCCGCGACAGGCTGCGCTGTTCGCAGAGGAACCGCTACGGGACTATGCGAAGGCAATCGGGGAGAAGCGGACCGTCATACCTTCCGGTGGCGTTACAGTCATTCGGCCAGGCGACAAGGTTATCTTGGTAGTTGGGCAATGCACCTCTATGCAAAATGCCGAGAGAATGCTAGAGGCAGCTAGGCGAGCGCTTCCTAACTGCGAGATCAGCGTCATCGGCTGCGAGTCAATCCTGGTGTATCGACCGGAGGAAGGTAAGTGACCATAACGAAACGCAAGCGCGTCATGGTGCTCGGCTGCGGGCCGGCTGGACTCTTTGCTGCACATGCGGCCAGGCAGATGGGCTTTGGCGTCGATATCTTCTCCAAGAAGCGACGCAGCGAGATGTTCGGCGCGCAGTACCTCCACACGCAAATCCCTGGCCTGACTGATGATCAGCAGCCGTTCACAGTCGAGTACCGGCTCAACGGTTCGCTCGACGATTACCTCCACAAGGTATATGGCAAGACCATTCCGGACCCAGGCAAGATCACCCGGGAGTCATTGCTTGGGAAGTATGAAGCCTGGGACATCCGTCGGGCATACCTTCGCGCTTGGGATCTCTTCGGGCGGGATGTCTGCGATGTAGAGCGCATCAACAACGGCTGGCTGCATGGAGTTCTCGGCAAAGCCTCGCCCTGGGACGTTGTTGTTTCGACGATTCCGATGCCGGACATCTGCGTGAATCCGGAGCATCATTTCGAGGTCCGGCAGATCTGGGCTATGGGTGATGCGCCGGAGCGTGGTCAGTTCGTGCCGCGAGATCTAAGCAAGTTCGCTACCGACAACATCATCCAGTACGACGGCACCCCGGAAAATGCTTGGTATCGAATCAGCAACATCGCCGGATACTGCGCCGCTGAGTGGCCACAGGATCGTTCCTTCGACGGGCCATATCCCGGTCGTGCTCGCGTCGACAAGCCGGTAAAGACCAACTGCGATTGCTGGGACAGCTTCGAGCGCTCCAAGAACGTCAAGGTGGTTCGCGTTGGTAGGTATGGGGCTTGGCATCGCACCGGCCACACACACCAGGCGTACTGGCGGGTGCTCGCGGCGTTGGGAGATCTACTGTGATCGTGCTGAACAACTGCCCGATCGAGGCTCCGCATCCCGCCCATTCTTGGGACGGGGTTGTAACGAAGTACCAATGCATGGGACTTGGGATGCCGAACTCTATGCCTGCCCCTGGGCATATGCCGCTGATGGTCGACCCATCCCTCATAGACATGGGGGCTACAGCAATTGATCCGGGAAGATGCATCAGGGACTACATAGCTTCGCAGCCAAGCTTTGTGCCATTTGCTGTTGATAACGAGGATGTTCCAGAAGAGCCGGAAGTTTCTGATGCCGAAGGCAGGATCGCTCTGGAACTTACTGCGGCTTGGGAGAAGTTCCTCGAAGGCTACCGCGAGTATGGCGAGGGCGCAGCTGATGAACTCGGTCTCGCCGGACAGTGGGGAGATCTATACCGGAAGATCAAGAAGCTCAAGCGCCCGTTGTGGGAGGGTGACCGGGAGGCTCTGACGAGGGAGAGCCCCAGGCAGGTGCTACAGGATATAATTGGCCACGCGTTGCTTGCGCTCGACATGCTCGAAAGGGGAATGTGATGACGGAGGACCAGAAGGCTCGCCGAGGAGCTTGGATCGTGACATTGCTGTTGCTCACGCTCATGGCGCTCGCCGGATTAGTCGACAACAACGCTCCGCAGGCGACTCCGGGAGTTGCTTGCGCCTGCACCTGGAGATAGGCCGTGCGGGCTGTGTTCTTCATGGTTGTTGCAGCAATTGCCATCTTTGCGGCATTCCTCGTGTTGGAGAGCGCCTACTTGGCCCGATAGAAGGGAGCGCGAGGTAAGTGGGAGGGCGGTGGGATCGACTACTTGATCTGTATGCAGAGGTCTCGGAGGACCCGCATTGGAGGCATCTTCGTAGGCCAGGCATCAATCTCGTGCCCGGAGATGGCCCTGAGAGTGCCGAGACAGCGCGAATCATGCTCGTTGGTGAAGCTCCAGGAGCACAGGAGAACGGCGCGCGTAGGCCATTTGTAGGGCCATCTGGCATGATGCTGAATCAGATGCTGAAGTCGATCGGCGTTAGCAGACGCGAAACCTTTATTACAAACGTTGTAAAGTTTCGCCCTCCGGGAAATCGGACGCCTACTCCGGGCGAGATCATTCACGCAATCGATACACTACGCGCCGAGTGGAGCATCATCCAGCCGGTGTTGACGATTGCGGTAGGCGCTCCGGCTCAGCTAGCACTGAATCAACGCGGCATGCCGCACGGTATGGTTCGGCCCTTCGGTAGGCGAGACGGGCACTGGGTTGCCTCGGTGTACCACCCGGCGTTTGGTCTTCGCAAGAAGCAGGCCCGGGTATGGATCGAGAATGAGTGGGAATTGCTTGGCAAGGAAATCGGGGAGATTGGCCTTGAAATTCAGTGAATATCTTGCCTTGCTGCGGGTCGCTCATATCAGCCCGCCGGCAGACATCAGCGCATACTTCCGACAGCTACAAACCAACAAACGACGGCACGAGTTCTGCCTAGCAATGATGGAGCACTATCGCACTTTGATCTGGCGCGGTCTAGATGAGCACAAGGCTTATCTGCTAGCACTGCCGACCCGAGCAATGTTCCTCCGCTACGGCCACATCAAGGCAGATGAGCGCATCAGGCTCGCCGCAGTCCAGTGGTTCCAATCAGCCACATTCAAGGATCTCAAGGAGAATGAGAACTTGTACGACCGCTGGGCGAAGACATATGCTGATGCGATGCAGGCCGAGGTCCTGCCGTGAGCGAAGTTCAGGGGGCCATAAGAAAGGCCCAGGATAAATATTTCAATCACGTCAGGAACTGCTTAATCTGTTCTAAGGGCGACAGAGACTGTTCCAGGGGCGAGTTGCTATACAGTGCTTGGGGAAACGCTATGGACCAGCCTCCGCCAAACGTAGCCAGTTCTAGCCCAGATTGCGAGGCAGACCGGGAGCCAGAGCCTGTGCAAGGCAGCATGGACCTCGACGTCTGGTGGGGTGCTGATGGCGCTCCTGTCGAGGTGCTTTGGAATGGACGTAGGTTCCGACTCATCGAGGAGTTGTAAGTGCGCAGATTCATCGCATCAATCGTCGTGACTGCGGTCGCTGCTTTGACGGTTGGCTGTTCATCATCCGGCTCAATCGACAAGCACCATCCGCATCATTCCCCATCACCATCGCATTCCTCAGCCTCTCCATCGCCGGGGCCATCAATTTCGCCTTCTGCCTCCGGTCCTATCGTTGCGAACGGTCACGGCTGGACTCCCGCTGGTCTGCTCGGCGGGTATCCGGCTGGGCCTTGTCGTATCCATCACAGCGCCTCCGGAGAGCCGTTGCCGGACCCGTCTTGTACGGTCGGTGCGATCGATAGCGCGGTCACTGACGCCAACGTCAACTCCACCGTCTGCGCGAAAGGTGGCTACACAGGAAAGGTCCGGCCTCCGGCAAGTCTGACTGAGCCGGCCAAGATTCGACTTCTAGCTGCGTACGGCATTCCGAGGTCCGACATCAGCAAGTATGAGTTGGACCACCTGATTCCGCTCAACTCCGGTGGAGCCTCGGATGTCCGGAACCTCTGGCCGGAACCCAACAACTTCCAGAAGTACAAGCCGGGCAACGGGGCCAACGACAAGGATGTGGTCGAGACCTATGTGTGGCGTGAGGGGATCTGTCTGGGGCGGGTGAAGGTTTCGGCAGTCCAGCGCGCTATGGCCTCTGATTGGTCGACTGCGGTTGCCTCGCTCGGACTCCCGGCTATCCCGAGTAACTACGTCGCAGCAACGGAGGCGCCATAATGAGATGGGCTGTGCCATGGCTTCTCATCGCGCTTGCGGTGCTCGGGATCGCATGTAGCCTCAACTCTCCACCGAAGATCGGCGATAAGGGGGATTACTGCTCTGTAGTTGGGTCGGTCAAATCCGACAACTCCGGCAAGTGGCAGTGCGAGCCGGATGATCCCGAAAGTTCAGACACCACCAAACACTGGGTAAAGGTAGGTTGAAGTGAAGGTTCTCGGCTACATCTTGTTCATCGCTTTCTGTGCCCTCCTCGGCATTCTGGCACACAACGCGGTATTCGGGCACTGACGTGAAGCTCCGGGACTTCTTCTGGATGTTTGTCGTCATCATCGCTGTACTCGCGTTCCTCTTCATCACTTCTCTCATCAACAACATGGTGCAGGGGCACCACTAGAGGAAGGGCAATATGCTCAAGCATTTGCTGCAAGCTCCGCCAGTCAACATCAGCCCCAACAAGGGCTTTCTCTCCCAGATCATGGCATGGTTCACCACTGATCACATCGCAGCCATCATCGTACTGGTTATCTGCGTAGCCTTCGTAATGACGCTGTGGAAGATGATCAAGGGCCACCCGATCGTGTTGCTTGTCATCGTGATCATCGCCCTCGTGGCCGCTGGAGTCCTCACCTTTAAGCATCCGAACGGACAAGCTCCGCAGCCAATCATCCCCCTGCCGAAGGGGCATTGATATGCGGAAGCTAGGCGCTATCTGGCTCTTTCTCGTCGGTGGTGTCGTACTTGCCGCAGGAGCAGGCAGGCATAATGCCGATTCATTCATCGCCGGGCTAGTCATCCTTGTCGTAGGTTTGCTCTGGTTGAGGTATGACTGATGCGATGGATATGGGTGGGGTACCATAACGCTAGTCTCTGGCATTTGTGCGTTCGTGTTTGCGGGAGGAACTTTCGGAGCTATTGCGCTATTAGTATGTATTGTTCTTGCTCTGGCTTGGGTAGGCTGGGGTCAATAGTTTGCCACACAAGCGAGGTATCGGTTCATCCAGGATCTTCGCAGGCGTAATCCTGATGTTGGTTGGTTTCATACTCATCCGAGAGTTACCGGTGTGGGTGGGCTGGCCGATCGGGTTGCTGATTGTGGGGGTTGGGTACAAAGTTCTATGGAACGCGT